GTAGGTGCTGTAAAGATTACATACAGGGCAGGATATGCTTCAACACCAAGAGATTTACAGTTAGCTTTATTTGACTTAATAAACTACTATATAAAAGATGAGCATAAAGAAAGAAGAACCTTGGGCGGAGCAGTCCAACAGAATCAGGGTACTGCAGGTCTAAGGAATAGCAGTGACTTTCCAGACCATATAAAAAGAGTACTTGATTTATATAAAGTAGTTATTTAATGGCTTTAAAAGACTTATTTGGTGAAATTGAAAATGCACTAAGTACTTATAAAGATGAAAGCTATCAACGTTATGTAAGAGACCAGTCTAGTAGGTACGTAACTGAAATGTTTTATACTGAACAATGGACAAAAGGTGTTGTAGTTGAAAACTTTAAAAAGATGTTAAGAGCAGATGGAATTGGCATTACACCAGTAGAGTTAAAGAGAATTGAACTACAAGCCTCACAAGCAACTAGAGGATATAATACTCCAGCAGTTTGGAAATCTGCATTAGAAAAAAATGGATTTGTAATTAGTCCAAATGATGTACTAATAACTACAAAAGGTAGTACTGTATGTTTAAACTTTAATAAAAGTTTTACAATGGGAGAGGGCAGAGAAGGCACTAGAGAAGACGGTAAAAAATTTGTAGACCCAGATAGGCATTACAAAGCTCAAAAAACAGTAATAGACGAGATAGCAAAACAAACAGCTATAGGATTAGAGAATGATAAGCTATTTGTTGCTGAAAATCAGAATCGTTTAGCTACATCTGGCGGTGATTCTTTTGGTACTATTGATAAAGATTCAGATAGTTTTAAAACAAGAAGCAGAAGGTCAACAAGACTACATACTGGAGACTTTAAAGCTGGTGGTAAAAATGATAGAACATATAAAAGAAACGATTCAACAGTAAAAATGGTACATTTCTTAGAGAAAATGAGAAGTAAAGATTTTCAGAGTATGTTTGAGTATGGAGGTAGCAGAGGCGGAGTAAATTATGAGCCAACTGCAGTTAATACTATAGCCAAAATAGTAAATGAAAAGTTTAATGCAGCTTACGCTTTAGAAGGGTTCAGTGAAATTGATTTATTCAGCGATAACTTTGCAGAAAAAGATTTAAAAATAAAAATTGTATTTGGACTAGGATCAGATAACAAATTAGCTAATGCGGCGGATTCAGGAAAATACGACAAAAATGATCCAAGACTAGATGGATTTTTTGCTAAACTAGAAGATGATTTATTAAAAAAGTATGCAAATGATTTAGAAAAAACAGCTTCTTTGTCTATAGGAGAAATGATAGATAGAGGTGTATTTGCAAAAATACCTGATACAATCAAAAAAGCTAGTGGTATGCCAGATATGAGATTTAAAATCAATAAAGAACTGGCTAAAAAAGCAAAGTACAAAAATAAAGAAAGAACAAAAGCAAGAACAAAACAGATTTCTAAAGCAAAGTCAAAAGTTAAAGCAAAATTTGGTGGAGCAGTTAGAAAAAGAACAGCAAAAAAAGCAAGACAGGCTAGTTTACAGACAAATAACAACCCATTAGCTTTAGAAGCTTTATTAAATGAGATGTTACCAAAAGTAGTTGCATCAAAAATGACAAGTCCTGCTTTAAACTTTAGAACAGGCCGATTTGCAGCCAGTGCCGAAGCAAAAGATGTAATGGTTGGTCCAAGAGGTGGATTAAATGTAAACTATACTTACATGAGAGACCCATACGAAACTTTTGAACCAGGAAATGCAATGGGAAGTACACAGAGAGACCCAAGAAAAATTATAGGAGAGTCTGTACGAGAAATAGCACAAAGTATAATAGGAGATAGATTTCTAAGGATTAGGAGAGTATAATGGAAAGCAGTTTAGCAAGGAAACATACCACGCGTAGACGCGCCATTGTAGAAGCACTAGCCTTACAACTAGAACAAATAAATGGAACTCCGCCTTATAGAAGTTCAATCGCAAAAGTAGAAAGAAGATTGAAATTTTGGGACGAAGTAAATGAGTTTCCCACTATTCATATAGGGGCAGGTTCAGAAACTCGAGAATATGATGGTGGTGGGTTTAGATTTAGATTTTTAAGATTAACGATTCGATGTTATGCATCAGACGACAGTGATGTCATTTTAGCACTCGAAGAATTGTTAGAAGATGTTGAAACGGTACTAGAGGATAAAGATCCCTTAACGTATTATGATTCGACAGGAGCATCTCAATCAACGGTTCAAACAACAATTGGAACGGTGACAACAGATGAAGGAGTACTCGAACCTCTCGGCGTAGGAGAAATTACAGTCGAGATTCGATATTAAAATAGGAGAAAAGAATGGCATTTTTCTTTAGTAGAGATACCAAAGTATTTATGACTCATAGCTATGACGGAACGACAGCTAACACAGCTCTTTATGAGATACCTGTATTAGATGGATTTTCTTTTAGTCAAGGCACAAATACATCAGAGGTTACTTTAAGTGAAGCAGCAAATTCAACTGGTTACTCAAAAAGAGGCAGAGCAATGTTTACTGACTCTTTTGCACCAGCAGAATGGTCTTTTTCAACTTATATGAGGCCAACTACGTCAGGTTCAGGAAATGCATCAGCAATTACAGATGGTGTAACAAACGGACAACACGCAGGTAGCGCTAAAAAGTTTGCAGTAGAAGGTCCACTATGGTCAGCTATGTCTGCCCCAGGTGGAACAGAAGTAGACACTAGTTACAACAAAGCAACTGGAGGAAACTTTCCTACAACAGCAGCAGCTTATGAGCCAAATGTATTTAATTTTGCAAACTCAAACCAAGTTACTTTAGGTACATTCGATTTATTCTTTGTACTAGGAGCATCTAAGGATTCTGAAGGCAATACTTATACAACTGGCGCAGACGGAGTAACAGTTTATAAACTAGCAGACTGTTCAGTAGGTTCAGCTTCAATAGACTTTGACATTGATGGATTAGCACAAATTGGCTGGTCTGGAAATGGTAAAAGTGTAGAAGAAGTAGCAACTTTAGAAACTAGAGCAACAGACTCTGGTAACAGTGTAGTAGGAACTACAGCTTTAGGTATAGTAAATGAAGGCATAAGTTCAACAGGCAATTTCATTAGACAAAAACTAACAGATTTAGAAATCATTTTTGATGTATCAGCATCAGATGGTACACTAGGTGCATTAGATGTTGACAGTGGAAGTGACGTAACTTACGGAGTAACACTAACAGGTGGTAACATTACGATTGAAAACAATCTAAGTTATTTAACACCAGAAACATTAGGTACAGTTAACCTACCATTAGGACATGTAATGGGCACAAGATCAGTTTCAGGTAACTTTACCTGTTACTTAAACGATACAGCAAATGGGTCATTAGACTTATTTGAAAGATTACAAGAATCAAGAGGTGTTATTACTAACGCTTTTGACTTGAAATTTTCTATTGGCGGAAGTGGAAACACTCCTAAAGTAGACGTTGAAGTAGACAAAGCTCATCTTGAACTACCAACACACAGCTTTGATGATGTAGTATCAGTAGACGTGGCTTTCCACGGTTTACCGACAGACTTATCATCAGGAACAGCTGCAAGTGCGACAAATGAAGTAAAACTTACTTATACATCGTAGTAAAACAAACTCGGGAGGGCTTAGGCTCTCCCACTTTTTAGGATAAAAAATGACGGAACAAAAACAAACAAAAGTTTCACTGAAGAGTTTATTAACTCCAAGTAAAACAGTAGAAATCGAATTTCCAGGAATGGACGGTTTCAAGGTAAAATTAACATACTTAGCAAGAGAAGAATTATTAAAACTCAGAAGTAGAGCAATAAAGCAAGTTCTAAATAAAAGAACTAGAGCATATGAAGAACAACTTGATAACGATAAATTTTTAGTAGAATATTCTAAAGCAGTTATTAAAGATTGGACAGGATTAAAGTATAAATACTTAAACGAGCTCTTATTAGTAGACATTAGTGAAGTAAAAGCTGATGACTGTTTAGAGTTTTCATCAGACAATGCAGAGTTACTACTAAAAAATTCTGGAGATTTTGATAGCTGGGTTTCTGATATGCTAGGTGACTTAGAAAATTTTACCAAAAGCAAGTAGAACAAATACTTGCTTTATTAAAAAGACAATACAAAGAAACAAGCATTGACTTAGACAAATATCTCGCTGTATGCGAACAGTTAGGCCAAGAGCCCGACCCCGATAAAATGCCTCCTAGCATAGATATATACCCATATGAAGTGCAGTTGGCATTTTTTATGTGTAGTCTATTACAAGATACATGGGACGGTATGAGTGGCATGTATATGGGTAAAAATTTGTCAGGTCTCGGAGAACTACTAGACATTTACGAAATAGAAGATAAAAAGACAGTTGTGTACTTTATGAAATCAATAGATAGAGAAAGAGCCGACTCGATTAACACAGAGGTAGCAAGAAAGCAAAAGGAAGCTAGAAGGAAAAAGTAAATGGCAGGAAAAAAGAAATCAGGAGGTTCGGTAGACTTTAAGGTCACCGCTTCTGGATTAAATAAAGTAGAAAAGGATGCAAAAAAAGCTGGTAAAAGTTTTAATCAATTAGATAAAAATGCCTCATCAGCTGACCGTGCCGGAAAAGGCGTGGCACAAATGTCATCCAACGTTACTAAAAACTTTAGTAAGATGTCTCAGGGTATTACAGGAGGGCTAGTTCCTGCATACGCTACTCTAGCCGCTCAGTTATTCGCCATTGATGCTTTATTTAGATTTCTAAAAGATGCTGCCGACTTTCGAGTGCTTACTGAAGGTCAAGAAGCTTTTGCCGCAGTTACAGGTAGAGCTATGAAAACTATTGCTCGTGAGATTCAAGCAGCTACTGCAGCTCAGATAACATTCAAAGAGGCTTCACAAGCCGCAGCTATCGGACTTGCTGCAGGACTATCACCAGAACAATTAAAAGAACTAGGTGAGAGTGCCAAAATTGTTTCCGTTGCACTCGGTCGAGATGTAACAGACTCATTCAATCGTCTTGTTCGTGGTGTTACCAAGGCGGAACCCGAATTACTAGACGAACTCGGTATTATTCTAAGATTAGAAGAAGCATCAATAAGATATGCTTCTGCATTAGGTCTTAATAAAAATCAACTTACCACTTTCCAAAAATCCCAAGCCGTTGCAAACGAAGTTCTTCGTCAATCAGAAGAGCGATATGGAGCTATTGCAGAAATACTTGGAGACGATTCAGTCAATCAATTAAATAAACTAACAGTTGCTTTTGATGAAGTTCTAAATAACTTTAGAAACTTTATAGGGCCAATTGCAGAATTTTTCGGTGGATTCTTAGTAGAAAATATAGAATCGGCTACTGCAGCTTTAGGTGTATTTGCAGCAACTATAAGTGGAGGATTAATTAGACAAGCAATACCTCAAATAGATACTTCATCTATGTCAAAAGTTGTAAATCAGAATCTAGAAGGATTTTTAGTAGCAGGAGAAGACGGCAGCCCCCAGGAAAACAGAAGACAAAAACTAATAGCTGGAGAAGGAAGTGCTGAAGATATTAGACAAATAGAAAAAGGTTTAAAAGCAAAAAATTCAAAATTAGTACACTTTAATACTGTAAGAAAAGCAGATGCAGCAAAAACTATGAAGTTCTTAAAAATTCAAGAGCTAGATTATCAAATGAGTAGTGCTATAGGAATGAAAAGACTTAGATTAAACTTCCAAAGAGAACTTTTGACTATGCAATATACTCATGGTAGAGTTATGGGTGCTATGAAACTGGGGTTTATAACACTAGGTAGAGTTGCTAACGGTGTAATGAGACTAGCAGGTTTTATTGGAATAGCAGTTATGATTGTTCAAATGGCTAAGAGTATGTACGATAGCTTTAATAAAGTAGACAAGACAATAGAAAAATTACAAGAAAAAACTCAAGCATACACTGAAACACAAAGAAAATTAAACGAAGAATTAGAAAGAACTGCAAAAGTATTTAGAGAAGATATGTTTTCTACTCGTAGTCAAGAAATAGAAGCAATAGGCAATGCATTTCAAAGTGCAGATTTAGTTGCTAGAATAAATGATTTTAATTCTATGAGACTTGCTTTGGGTGCTAATAATGAAAAAGTTGTAGCTTTTAAAGATGAATTAAAAGGAACTTTTAATACTTTAGGAGAGTTTGACTCTAGATTTAGAGAATTTGGAGAACAACTAGAAAAGAATCCAGATTTATTAGAAAATTCTACTGGAGAAATGTCTACTCTTAGTCAGCAATACATATTTCAAGGTCAAGCTGTAAAATCTTTAACAGAAGCTACGGCAAACTTTAATAAGCAGTTAAATCAATATATTCAATCTATACCAAAAGTAGCATATCAAGATGTTCTAATGAGTCAAGAACAAATGCTTTTATCGTTAGTACAATTAAAAAATGCAACAGGTAATACAGCAGAAGAGACAGCGGATTATGGGAGACAAATAGATATTGTTACAGGAAAGATGGAAGCTTATAAAATGCTTTCTAGAAGTGCATTACAAGTTCAGATAGCTATGACAAAAGCACAAGCAGGGGCTGCTATGTCAACAAATGCAATATTTGGAGAAAAAGAGACTGTTCAAAGAGCTCTTAAAACTGCGCAGGGCATGGAAAAAATGTTTAAAGCTCAAACCGTAGTTTATCAAGCAGAACAAAATTTAGAAGCGGCAAAAACAGATACAGAAAAAGAAGTCAGAAGAGCACAGTTAAAGTTAGCAAAAGAACAAGAAGAGTTGACATTAAATCAATTAGCTGCAACAGCAATGATGGAAAATGCTTTTGTAAGAATAAATAAAACCATACTAGAAGGTTTGACAAACGCATTAGGTAAGTCCTTAGGTAAAGCACTCAGAGGAGAAAAAGACGCTTTTAAAGATTTCGGAAAAACTTTAGCAAACCAATTAACAGATCAAATGGGCAAACAGGTTGCAGAAAATATTATGAAGATAACCTATGGAGGTACTCCACTAGACCCTAGATTTCAACAGCAGATATTTAAAAGACAATTAAAAGAATCTTTTGATGAAGGTTTTACAGACAAAGATTCCCCTTTACAACGAGGGGGTACTGATATAGCACATAAAATTAGAGATGAAATGATATATGCAGCTAATCAGCATATACAAGGACTGCATAACGCTAAAGTAGGACTGGCAAAAGCTGAAATGTCATCTGCCCAACAAAATGTTATAAATCAAGAGGGAGTAGTAGAAGGGTATAACAATACTATAGAAAGATATAAAAGTGGTGGCTTTATAGAAAAAGAACAACAAGATAATCTTGCAAGTTTAAAGGAAGCAGAAGAAAGAAAACTAAGTATAATTCAAGACTTTATAGATGAGGAGTTTGACTCAAGAGTAAAAGCTTCA